GTAAGTAATGTCTCAAACGCATCATCTGTTGCACCTTCATAGGTAATTCCATGTGTTGCTGGAAGCAAGATACCGTGAATAACTGGTGTTTGACCAACTGCAGTAATTGTTGGTCCATTAATTATAGGTGTTGTAAGAGTTTTGTTACTAAGTGTGTCTGTTGTATCTTGACCAACAAGGGTAGTTGTGGCATTTGGCAAAGAGATTGTGCGGTCTGCAGTTGGGTCAACTACAGTAAGAGTAGTTTCAAACGCATCAGCGGTAGCGCCTTCAAAGACGATAGCTACGCCTGTATCAAGAGATACTGTTCCAGTAAAAGTTGGAGAAGCAAGAGGAGCCTTTAGGTTTAACTGACCTTGAATACCTGAGGTAACACCATCTACATAGTTAAGTTCTGTGGCGCTTACAAGGGTTCCAGCAAGGATGTTGATTTCAGCCGCGGTAGCAGTAACACCGTTAAGACCAATGGCTTCAAACGCTGTACCGTTATAGATACGCATTTCATTGGCCACTGTGTTGTAATAAACTTGACCGGCAACTGGGGTTGATGGGTCGGCAGCTAAGTTCTGAATGCGAGCATTCTGAAGTTCATTCTTGCCTAAATCTATGGGCGTTAAAAATTTACGTGCCATTTTTTATGTCTCCTTAGGACAGGTATGCGTTTCCACTAAAAGCAGCCGCAAACGTCAGCAGTACTGTAGCAGGGTTTGGGTAAGAAATCTCGCCTTCAACAATACTACCACCAGAGTCTACTACAGTAACATTGGGGTGAAAGGTCAAATTATGAGAAATGGTCCATGTAGCGGAAGGGGTATTTTGAGTATAGATAAAGCCTAACTGTTGAAGGTCTAAGCTTGGGTCAGAAAGAACAACGTCAGGCGAATTTATGATGGTAGTGATATCTGGAATCTCTAGCCCATAGGCTGGATTAGGTTGCCAAATCGGGGTCAAATTGTCACCTGCTTTTCAGTAAAGACTTTTCCTGTAGCATACGTTTTGATCTTTCCATCAGAACCAGTCATTTGAATATCATAATAAGCTGTGTTTGGTAAGTTAGATGTAGTAGCTGAAGGAAGTGTGATTATTAGTCCGTCTAAAACACTATTGCTATTTACAGAGTACTTTGTAATAGTAAAGTCTGCAAGTAGTACGGGACCAACCTGTGCAAAGTCGCCCTGAGTATACAGACGAATCTGTCCCTTAGGGGTAAATGTGGTAAGATCAAATCCAAACTGGTACCTCATAGTAAAGTCATCTCCAGAGTACATTGAGATGTCTCGTGTAAGGACTGGGGTAGGAGGAGTAATATCCCCATAGTCTGGCATAGGTAGCGTAACTCTGTCTGGTAGAGAGTGGTCGTCGATTTCTTGTGGGCGATAAATTGGTACGTACCTGTTTGTAAGGCGGCTAATACGACGAAGGCTTGCAACCTCAATACGGTACAGACCAACACCCAGCATAGTACAAAGTTCTTTGTATTGATTCTTGCGAATTTCCACCATCTCATTGAGTTGACGGAAACGCTCTGAGCGTGGGATAGAAACACCGTCAGGTGAAATGATATCAATATCAAAAGCTGAATCAGTAGCTAAGGTGTATAGAGCCATAGTTGAAGCTAACAGAACTAGAGGGTACTCGTCAATAGGTGGGAGAAGAGACACCTGCCCTACTCGTGAACCGTTAGGATCTGTTGTGTGGCCCGCATGTTGAAAAAACGCTGTGTTGATATAGTATGAAATCTCTGAGTCTGTGAAATACCTGTATGACTGACCGACTACGCTGATAATAGATGCGTTAGCTGGAACTTGGGTAGAAACAAATGTAATTATTCCTGTGCCTTCCTCTACGGTTACAAAGGAGGACTTGTCCACACCATTTACTTTAATAACAAGTGTGTACCCCTGAACAGGGTAAGTTGTAAGCTGAAAGCGGACAGTTGTCCCATCACCAGTAAATGAGTCAGTAAACGCTCTGGCTGTGTCGCCAATTTCTGCTCTTAGTCTTTCTGAGAGCTGTTGTACTGAGGCAGTCATTTATCCTCCATATAGGTAATGTGCTAATCATCTAATAGAATACGTAATTAGTCAGGTTAAAAGGCTCAACTCCGACAGGAGGGCGATTGTCGGAGTTGAGCGGTCTTTAGAGGAAAACTAGGTCCTCTTACAATCTATTTGACAAGTAACCTTTTTCTTCAAGGTGGCGAGCAAGATCCTTAGAGACCTTGTACTTTTTACCAGCTTGGAATGAATAGTAATTACCTGCACCAAATGACATCATCTCTAATGTTTCCGCAACACGGATAACAACCTGGTCATCTGCCAGAGAAACCCCTACGCTTTCAACTTCGTCAATGATAGTTGGGTTTCCTGGGTTTTCTGTGAGGTCTGTAACTTCTACCTCATCTTTATATTCTTGCACTCTTGTTGCCATTGAAATTTCATTTGCCCGCGCAGCTTGCTGCTCAGCCACTGCCTTAAGTTGTTCTTCTCTTTGACGTCCTGTGACATCTGATACTTTTGCTTTTGACACGATTTGTGTTCTCCTTGTAGTTTAGTTTTTGAAAGTAGCTGGGGGAGCTTGCGCTCCCCCAGGCCACTGTGTTAAATTAGTTGGTTTCTGCGATAACTACAGACTGATCTGTGATCAGACCTAGACCGTAGATTGCGTACCAAGCAAGTGCGTGCTCACGACCGAAGTCAAGAATTCCACCATCGCGGAGTTCTACTGGAAGAGAGATTGCGTGACCGAATGCGTTATCTCCAATGAAGATAGCTGAGTAGCGGTCTGCGTTACCGTTACCTGTCTTGCGAACAGGAGTTGTGTATCCACCACCAGTTGGGTAGACGATTGACTCTGGAGCAACTGCAGTATCAGTGGTGTAAGAAGTTCCTGCACCATTTGTTACCTTGTCGATCTGAGTTGTTTCGATGAATACTGTGTCGTATAGACGACCAATTTCACCTAGCATGAAGTTACCTGGAGCAGCGTACTTTGTTACTTCGATAAACTCTGAGTTATCACGAAGACGACGGCTCTGGTGTGGGTGAACGAACGCAACGTAAGTCTCACCAAGGCGAGGAATGTTACGTGTTGCAAGTGTCTCAACTGCATCCTTAACGGTGCGTGTTGAAAGATGGAAGTTACCTGTCATTGAAGCACGTGATGTACCGTTTGTGCCGTATGCGTAAAGGTTGTTACCAGCAGCGTTTGAAGCTGTTGAGTATAGACCTGAGCGATCTTCACCGTAGATTACTGATGAAGCAGCCATTAGTGTGTCACGAGCCTGACCATCAAGGTATAGGGCCATGTTACGTCCTAGAAGACGTGAAGCTGATGCCATAACGTCATCGAATGATGCGTTAAGTAGTAGCTCTGATACAGCAATTGCAAAGCCGTGCTCTGCTACTGTGATTGAGAACTGCTGTGCAGTTAGTGCGTTTGTTGACATACGGACGCCTTCAACTAGTGAAGATGCATTTCCGAGGTTGTTGTAACGCATGAAGTTGATCTGGAGACCAGGTGCAACTCCTAGTTCTGTCTTCTTAACAGCGAACTGTTCGAAGCGTAGAATAGGCATTGACTGGAAAAGGATTTCCTTTGACCAGATTGTTTGAATTGCTTGTGTTAGCTGGCTATTGGAGCCAGAGTATGCTGTAGGTGCTGCGGCTAGATTGCCGGTACCTGTTACGGCTGATGCCATGTCGGTGTTACTCCTTGTTCATATATGTTTGAGGGGTTTTTAATTACTATTTACTTTTTAACCAAAGATTCCTTTGTCTGTGCCACGTCCCATTCCGAGACGTTCACGAACTTTTGCGTATTCAGTAACCGACATAGCGGCAATTTGTTCCGCTGAGAACTGTTGTTGGTCCGAATTGTTTTCCATGGTTGGAGGCAATGTTGGACGAGTACCTGTCATTTCACGACGTGCACTCTGCATTGCCTGTGATGCCGAATCTAGGATCTTAGAGGATCGGTCTCTAAGTCCAGTAATACTTTGTTCAATCTCTTCAGGAGTATTTCCTGAGATTAGATCTACAAGCTCAGGGATAATATTATCCTGTTCTTCCTGAACGCGACGGTTACGATACTCTGTAAGAGATGCATACTGACGTTCACGTTCTACTAACGCGAGATTGCGTGCGTTTTCTTTGCGTACTTCTTCAAGCTGATCTGCCCACTCTTTTTCTTTGAGTGATAGAAGCTCACGTGTATCCATTTCAGACTCGGCCTTCTTACGGGCTTCTTCCTCTGCTTCTTTGCGGAGGCGTTCTGCTTCAGCTAAACGTTCTTCACGATCTTTAGCGAGAAGATTTACTTCTCCCTTAAGAGATTCAATTGTGTCGTAGAGCTTTCCTTTTTCTTGCTCACGTACACGCTTTAAATCATCTTCTGTGTAGCTCTTCTGTTCTGTGAACTGTGAAGAGGCCACTGCTTCATTTGCTGTAGGAGCCGGGGTTCCTTTAGCTTCCATGTGGAAAGCTTCTTGAGCCACTGCATCGGTTACAACTGGAGATGCTTGTTCTGACATAATTGTTCCTTTAGGTTTAAGAGGTCGTTGTCCGAATTAGTGCCACGATGACCTGCGGTTTAGTTTGGTATATAGTCTGTCAAATATTTATAGTATTTGCAGCCTAAAAGTTAAGAAGTTGATCCTTTGAACGTATCTGATCCACCGGACTCATCACCTGAACGCCATTGTGGAATTTTAGTTCCATAAGCACCTGTGACAAGTTCGGATTGCATTTGCGCCAAAGTCTGTTCTTCAAATGGAGTTATTACTCCTGGTTGTCCAAGAGGTCCTGGACCGGTACCATCGCCTGGTGCAGCCCCTGGAGGAAGTGTACCATCTGGCATCATGCCTGTGAGGGATGTAATAGCAGAGTTAATCTGTTGCTTGATGAGAGCTACTGCCCCATCTGCCTTTGCATCCTGAATAAGCTCTGAACGAATTTCTTCAAGCTTCTCTGTTGGGAACTCTTCTCCGAGCTGGCGTAGAGCACCTTCACGGCTTTCTAGGTTTAACTGCATCTTCATCTGGATCTCATTAAGAACGATTAACTTATCTAGAGGAAGTGGTTGTGGGAAGTGAACCATAGTCTTGTATGTTAGTGGGCTATTCAAATCTAACTGAGGCAGCTGGTTTTCTTTAATTGGCCCGTTAAACATCGGGTTGTAAGTAAACATCTCTGGCTCTTTAAACGCCAAAGTACGAAGGATAAGCTCGTTAACACGTTCGATACCTTCGCCATACTGACATAGCTTCTGTTGGTAACGGTTCATCAAAGGTTGGTACTGAATAGCTAAAGCAACACCAGACGTGTTAGAAATTGGCTGTACTTGACCAAGTGCTGTCTCAGGTACACCGATCATCTCGTGCATGGCTGTCTTAAGCACCTTTAGGTACTCCATAGCGCCCTGTAAGCCCTGTCCACCGCCTTCTAGGTTAAATACCTGGGCATCCTTAGGAAGACCGCCCCAGACCTTCTTAGGGCCCTTCTCAAGGCTAGATGCTTTAGCTCCTGTAATAACAGTAACTGGTGCAGCGTGATAATTAATAATGTCTGCAATATCTGTTGCTGTTTCATTATAGGCACGATTTAACGTAATAACGTCGTGACAATCAGCTAGACCCCATGGAGATCCTGACACTCTGACGTTAGGAATATGAATGACTGGAACAACGCCAATTGGATTTGGACGAGAGTCAATAAGCTCGTCGTTAATGTATTCTTCGATACGATCATCAGTCAAGATTTCGGTGTAAGTATATACTTGGCGTGTTCCCTCAACTGAAGTTCCCCAAAAGCGGTACTTAAGTTTAAAACGAATTAAGCGAGAACGGTCATGCGGGTGAAACTCTGGAAAACAAAAAGAAGCATTAAGTGGTAGAACGCGTACACGTCCTGGGTGAACCTGACCAACTGAGTCTGCGTAGGCTTCTTCATAGGCTACCTTTACAAAACAGTCGCCTGATACTCCGCCTTGCTGTCCCATTTCCCATAGTACGCCACGCTTGTCGTTATCAATTTCCCACACACGCTTTAGGATGTCTGGAATGATAGCTTCTGTGGCTACCGGGCTACGGAATTGCACTCCGCGGCTAAATGTAAAGTTAATAATAAAATCTGTGAATGCGCGATAATAGTTGTACACCATCTGTGATTCGCCAATTTCACGGCGATAAGACCAGTGGTGACCAAGATACATTGCCCAGTTAAGTGAGTAACGATTTAGACGTGGCCCATGTACTTCAAACTCTTCATCCGCTAGTTCTACAAGACCAAGTGGAGAAATGGAGATTGTTAAATCACTCGACGCCGCTCTATACGACGGAGGACTGAAATCAATACCACCGGCCATTAGTTATTTCCCATCATGTTTGCCCTCAAACTACGAATCCTTTTTTCTTTGTCTCACGCTTTTTGCGTGCTACTCTTTCTTTTTGTCGATCTTCTTCTACTTTTTTCCAATCAACGTCTTTTGGATCAGCATCTTTTAAACTTTGCGGTTCACCACCACCAATAAGAGCCCATTGCCGGCTAATAATTTTATTAGCCATAGGTGAAGTACCCTTACCACGTTGCTTAGGATATCTAGCCGCAGCTTGATCCTTTACAGCTTCGTATGACTTGAGATACTTACGAACGTTAGCCATGGTTCTCCCCTGTATTATCCCCGGCCTTGCGGCCGGGGACAACATTAGTATACAGTAATTAGTCGTTGACTGAAGCAGGGTTCATGCGACCGTAACGGGCACCTGAACGGATAACTTCTTCGATAACAACTTCAGAGTGATCACCGAAGTTACCTTGTGAAAATTCGCCAAGATAGGTAGGTGCTTCGACCCATGAAGCAGATCCAACGTGAGCACGCTCTTTCATTGTCTCTTCTGCATATTTTTCCATTACGTTCATGTTGTGGTTAGGACGACCATTTGGTGTGTCGTAACCCTGATCCAAGCCGAGCTGGAAATCATTTGGAACGTCTGTATCTGTTGCAATACCTTCTTCGAAACGAAGTGGGCCACGAAGGCCTGGTGTTGCTGGGCTGAACTTGCGTTCATAGCTTGAGCCTACACGCTCAGGAAACTGAGGTGTTGGTGCAATATTTTCCATTGCCATTTTTTATTCTCCTATAGGGTTGGGATTGAGGTCCTCGGGATAATTCTGTCGCGTGCAAGGGGTTTTGTCACGTTAAAGATAATAATTAAAAGAAAGGACTGGCACTGACTTCAATAGTAGGCATAACCATTTCTTGGGTCAAAGAACAAGCCAAGGCTAAAGAATCTACAAAATCGTCGTGTGCGTGGGCTTCATCAGGGGCAGCTACTAGGAAGTTAGGCCCTTTGTACTGTACTTCGGCATCTGTCATCTGTTGGTAGAATTTCTTCCAAATACGCAATCGTCTGGTTTTAGCGTGGGAAGGCCATGAGACCATCTGCCGCTGGATCAAAGCCTGTAGGTGCTTCCAGCGTCTAGATTGCTCACTAGGACTAGAAGTAACCGAAATTACTTCTGCTCTTGGCATAAGAATCTTTAAACGTTGAGCTACAGCGTCACCTACACCGTTGGCATCTACACCAATAGCTAGCACATCATAGTTAGACAAGAACTGTTGGATCTGAAAATATTGTTCTTCCCAGTCATCTCCTTGAATTTCTAACCAATTAAGTACTCTATGGTCATAGTATCCAAACTCATCAGGCCTATCCCAATCCACCCACACAACAGTTACTACAGTTGAGTCCATCTTGCGTGCTGGATCAATCCCAACAACTACCGGAGATCTGAAGTGGCTCTTAACAATCTCTTGTGATGTATCTCCAAGATCGTCCATGATTGAAGACGTAATGAACATACCTCTCTCCAACAACCATTTGCAGTTGTATGAAAGCTGGAACTCATCAGAGTCTTCGCCAATTCTGAGCATTTCTTTTTTAATGAACTTTTCGTAGTTAGCCTGAACCTTAGCTACGTCTTTCCAGTCCCACTGAAAGTGATTCTGCTTAGCTCGTGCACCCATCTGTCTACGCTTGTTAAGTTGGATAGCTCGATAGAAATTGTTTTTGTGGGTAGTAGGTGTGCCAGTTTTTACAATAGTAGCGTTATAGTATGCACCCATAGGTGCAATAGATTTTGAAACCACAAAGTCGTCAGCTTCTTGACACTCATCAATGATAATTAAGTGGAAAGACTTAGACTCAATCTTAGCTCGTGGGTTAGCTGTCATCATCATAAGCGTGGAGCCAGACTTCTTAAGTTTAATGTTCTTAGTTACGCCAGGTGTTTTTGTAGGAATATCGTCAATCTCTGGATCCCCAAACACTTCCATAGCACGCTCACTAGTTAAGCGTGAAACTGTGCGGCCATATAGGGTTTCTACCTGGTTTTGAACTGGGGCAAACATACCTACCCATATACCATCACCAAACTTACCCAAAAGATCTGGGTACATTATTGCTAGACGTGGAAGGATTACCATGAGAGTAGCTACGGTATTAGCAATAGTTTCTGATTTACCTGACTGACGAGAGGCTAAAGCAGTTACTTCTTCACCATCGTTAATAATAATAGATTCAATAATACGTCGTGCTAGAGGCTGCTGGTATGGGTGCAACTCGTGCCCCACTAGTAGAACCATAAACTTCATAATCTTATCTACAAGGATTTTTACAAATTCTTTTGATAGTTCCGATAGTTCCTCTTCAGGCTCTTCTAAACCAACTTCTTCAGCATCAAGATTATCTTCGGCGTCAAACTCTTCTAAGTCGTCCTCTAAATCACTCACTTAACCGCTCTCTTACTCAAAGTATCCAGAATAGCGTGGAGCGCTTCAGCTCCAACACGAGCTTCTTCTAGTGTGTCTGCATTTTGACTTTTCATCCAAGCCGATAGGTTACGACCTACTGTGAACATAATTTGATCTGTCCAACCAAGTAGTTCGGAAGTAGGCAAGCTTGCCACTCTTCGTTCAATCCGTGTTAGCTCACGAACTGTTTTACTTTTAAATATCTTCATATTCTGCCCCGTATCTTACTGTATCCCAATCAAACAAGTCTTCTTCTATAACTCGTCCATTGATAGCTCTTGTTAGAGCCATGCTCTCACTAAAAGTAGCTGTCCACTTTCCTACAACAATTGCTAGCCTTGTAAATGGAAGACGTATGGCCCAACCGTGCCCGCCTCTATATTTTCCATCTATTTCTTGCGTCTCTGCTTTATCGAGTATAACAGGTGGTTTTACTGGATACACCATAGTGTGCCAATAAAAGTTACCTACATCACGCGTTTTCGCCATCTAAATCACCCTCACATACATGGTCAGCTGTTTTATGCTCAAACATAATCTCACCACATATTTTACACCTAAATTGACGAGGCTCTACAAAGTTGTTCTGTGCAGTAGACCCTACAGGCGTATCTTGATCTAAAGGTATATAATCAACAATTATCTCAGTAGGGAGGTAGATCTCTGGTGGAAATGGTCCTTTTGCGTACCCAGCAGTTTTTGGTACTGGATGTCCCTGCTTTGTTATTACCCTCTCAATTCGCACTAAATCCACTCAGCCGTTTCAGCTACAGCAGCTTCTAAACCTGGAATAGTGGAGACGTTTTGTGCAGCTAACTTAGAAGCTTTAGCTAATTCTTCTTCACCTAAGGTTTGGTTTTTTGTACGGTGCTTTTTAGGAAGCACCTTGTTCTTCATCTCTTCCTCATCAGTATCGTGGAGATGATTCAAAGGTATCTCTTTAATATGTGCTGGTAAGTTAGCTTTGTTAAAGAAAGAAGGGAGATCTTTGTCACAGTACACCTGAGGCATTGCGCCAGGATTCTCTACTAAATATCCACCATCTTTTTCGCAGTTTACACATTTTGCCATTTTTTAGCTCCTTTACGCATGTATTACTAATATAATTACATATCATACCAGACTCTGTGTTGCTTGGTGCCTGTATTTACTGGTAGAATATTCAATAGGGGAGTAAAACCCCCAACACTAACTACGTAACAAAAGAGTTGCAACTAGCTTGGCAGACAGACGCTGAGCTATCCCTATCTAAGTGACAGATAGCTGGGGATTCGGGTTGGCTTTCTAGCCTAGGAGATAGTGTGATTATTAATGAAGAAACAATTGTAAAAATAAAAGTTACTTTGATGGCAGCAATGCTACTCATAGTTACAACAAACCAGGCCTACGCGGTCTACAATCGGGTTGATACCCCCACTGTGAGCACTATCGAAGTGATAGTTGATCCTCTAGATAAGTATCGGGAAATGACAAAGTTTAGTCCTACGGACCTTGCAGACATGCTTGAACTAGTCGGCTTTAAGGGTTACTCCCTAAAGTTGGCTTGGGCGGTAGTTATGCGAGAATCCAGGGGTAACTCTAATTCCCACAATAAAACGTCCTCAACCGGAGATAACTCATATGGCCTATTCCAGATTAATATGCTGGGTAGCCTTGGGGAAGACCGGAGAGAAAAATTTGGTATTAAATCTAATGCTGAACTGTTAGACCCAGTGACAAATGCTCAAGCAGCCTTCTACATGACTAGTCGTGGAAAAGACTTTGGGTCTTGGGGTCTAGGACCAAATGCATATGACGGTACAAGTTCCGAATCAGCAGTTACTGACTGGTTGGATGATTTTCCTAAGTAAATAGAAAAGGCCCCGTAACTGGGGCCTTTTTTATTAGTTCTTTCTGCCTTTATCTAGGTACCCAGTTTTTTTGCCATTTGAGGCGCCGCCCTTGCTAAAGTCTCCTTTATCAGGATTTTTAGGTCCTGTTGGACCCTTTGGAGGTTTCTTAGGTGGGTTGCTTCCACCAGCAGCTGCTGCAGTCTTAGGTTTATCTTTTTTCTTTGTTACAACAGTCGTGACCACATCTTGTTCTACAGCGTTGCCACGGCCCCGATCACGTTCACTTAAACCTATCTGACCTACTGATTTTAATCCTAGGCTATCAAACTGTCCCATTATTTGCTCTTCTTTCCTGCTCTACGTTTGTTTTCTTTAGCGGTGTTCTTACCATGCTTTAAAGGGCGCAAATTACTAGCACTATCATTATCGTGGTTATTATCTTTGTGGTCAACATCTGTGCCCTTAGGTAGCTTGCCGTGCTTCTTCTCGTACTTAGCTTTAGCGGCATTCTTAGAGGTTGTATGCCACTTACCGGATGAATCCTTGTAGTGCTCAACAATAATTTTACGTCCGCCATTAGCAGCAGAGCCCTTGTACTCTTTGCCTTTAGCTACTTCTTTTTTCTTAGTTGCCATTATTTTTTACCCTTTGTTGGCTTTGAAACTTTTTTCTTCCCAGAACCTTCTGGTACGCAATTAGGTACTTTACTACCATTTTTCATTTTCATACCTACTTGGACATATCCTTTCCAACAAGGATTAGTATCTTTAGCCATTAACAGTCCCATGCCCTTCTTGCTTTGTTTAAACGACTATTTGGATCTTTAGCTGCCTTAGGAAACATCTTAGCTTGTCCTGCAGAGCGTGCACAGTAAGACTTACGACGAGCAGCAGACTTCTTAGATTTAGCTGCTTCTTCTTTTTTAACAGGCGGCTTTAAGTTATGACCTTCTGCTTTAGCAGAGGCACGTCCTTTAGCGTTAAGTCCACCATTAGGGTTTTGACCCTCTTTGCGGGTCCATGCTGCTGATTTAGCCATTAGTTATCTAAATCCTTACGTTCTGGTAGTTTTGGTGCAGGTGCACATCCACGAACAAGATGATCCTGAGCTTTTTTAGTAATACCTTTAGTGTCGTTTTCTGCGGCAAACTGAGACAGCTTTAATCTGCCCTTGTAGTTAGAGCTAAATACCTGTTCGCCACAACTTGGGCAATTCCAATCATGTCCGTAACGATACTCGTTCCATGCAAATGGTGACTCAGAAACAAGCTTTCGTAAGCCTGATACTGCTTCTCGTTTTTTGCGTGCCATTAGTTGTTACTTCCTGACGACCTACCATAATGATGAGAGGTCATTACCTCTTGTTCATCTGGAACATCAGGAGCTAGCCCCCCAAAGTGTACCGCAGCTTCTCGTGCACGGTTACGAAGATTGGGGGCTTGCTTCTGTCCTTTTGGGTAGTAAGAAAGAAAGATCTCAGCCCTAGACATTTTACTTATCTCCAGGTTCAAGCACAGTCAGCTTTGGCTGTAGCTTGATGTTAGTCTTGCCCGCCTTAGGTCCCAAGCGACCACGAGTTTTAATGTCTCCACCAAAACCTGGTGTAGTAGCCGGTCTTGCTGCATCAACAGCTTGACGTTGATCTGCTGACATGTTTTCACGAACAGGAAGACGATGAACTCCTGCTTTTCCAAAATCGATCTCTGCATGATGCTCAGTATATTTCTGACCTGTATTCTTCTTAATACGGTTAGATTTGCTTCGTTCTTCAGTACCAGGAATAAACTCACCAGGATTTATAATACGAATAACTTTACCTAAACCATGATCATCATGTGAAACCAAGGAACCAGGACTTAATGGGTGCTCAATAGTACGATCTGGTTGATTCTGCCAGTTACTGAACTCACGCCCAGCTCCTTCTTTAGCTCCACCAGTACGTCCACGGTTTGAAGGTAGATCTGCAACATTGATGCTTGCATAGCTTCCGATGTATGAGCGCAGCTGTGCTGAGACCTTTGGAGGCTCAACTGCTTTCTTCTCTCGTGTGCTCTTAGGCTTAGCGCTTGCTGGATTAGACTCCCAAAGATCTTTTCCTTCTGCAGCAGAGATATTCTTTGAACGGATAGCTTCTTTAATATCATCTAATTGCGCTGGTTGCTCCGTAAACGGTGTCTTATGTGTAGCACGAGGTGCTTCCGCAGTAGTAGGAGAATAAAGTGTAGAGAACTTAAGGGCATCCATGCTTCTAGCTTGAGGGACAGTTCCGTAAGGTGTTTGAGGGCGATACTCACTAAACTGATCTAGTGTGCCAAGTTCTTTTCCTTCTTTTTTAGAGATGTGTCCGCCACGTACTGCCTCTCGAATACTCGCTTCACTTGGAATATTTTGACGTTCACGTTCGTTAGTAACCAAACGGTTCATAACTTCTTCTTCCCTTACAGGACCGCGCTCATCATTCATAACCCTATATGTAGGAGATCCTTCAACTTCTACCTTTTTAGCGGCATAGCCAAGATCTTCGTAACCCTTGTAGATGTCGATTTGACGAACCATTCGTGTACCTGTTTTAGGATCTACCTTACCAAGCTCTCTAGTTACGTAGTTTCGCTCGTTAGTAACATCACTTTTTGCACCTAAGTAGGCAGAGGACTCTGTTTGTCCTACAGGCGTTACTCCAGTAAACTGCTTTGATTGATAATCCTTGCGTGTAGGTTGAGCAGATGCTTTAGTACGTGCTTCTAGCATAGCTGCTTTACGTGCTTTAGTGTCCGCACGCTTTTCTGCCATAGTCATATCTGAACGGTTCTTTTCAGGAAGTCCGTTAGCACCTAGTGCTTGAGCAATAGCTGGGGCTTTATTAGCTCTATCCCAACCAGTGTTAAGTGTTGAAGCTTGTTCAGGCTTAATTTTTTTAGCTTTTATCGCAGCACGGATATCATCCATGTCTGCGTTTGTTCCGCGATTACCTAAAAGAACACTTGTAGAAATGCCAGGTGGTCTTGGATTTGTACTTGTTTCTGGATCAAAATCAGAAGGACCTGTTGCATCATAGGCTGGACCTGTAGGCCCAGGGTTTGTAAGCTTTTCTTTTAAAGTTGTTCTCTTAGTGCCAGTTTTTTTAGCTTTAGGTTCTGCAGCTTGTACTCCCATTGCTGCAATTCGTCCAGCAACTTTTCTAGCAACAGAGGTGCGTTGATCTGCAGGGATTGGGTGCTTGATGTTGCGGAAATACCCATCATCATGCTCTGTCCAACCTTCATGGCTTGTTACAACACCTTCAATATATTCTCCAGCATTATTTGGAGATAGTGTTTTTACGGCGTTATCTTGTTCATCTGTAGGTACTTGTGCTGCGCCCATAAGATCTTCAGTAGTATCTGAAGGCTTTGCTATTGCGCTGATAGGTCCAGCAGTTCTCCTAAAGTCATTAGGAAGAGAAAGAGGGCTTACCTTTCCGTCTTTTTGGAATACAAAGCTGTGCTTTACGCCATTTTCGTCTTCCCAGCCTTTATGCTTACCCTGAATAACTTCGTTTGAAATATCAATTTTTCTATTAGCATTAGCTTCTTGTTTAGCAATAGGAGTAAGAGCGTTAGCTTTAGCCTCATAGCTACGACGAGATTGTCCTGGAGCGCTAAGGATCTGTTGTTCTGTTATACCTAGGTGTCGAACGTTATATGCCATAGTTCTATGAGCTGTGTCATAGATGTCTTCAATTTTTTCAGGTCGTGGACGTGGTTGATCTACAAGAGTTTCTTTACCATTTACAATAGCAGTAACTTTTTTAGTTGCAGCAATGCCGTTAACTTCTTTACCTGTTTGACTTGCAATATCGTAGTCACGCTGTGCCATACGAAGAGCATGACCATTGACGCTATCTGTGTGTCCTGTCTCAGGATCGGTGTAAGTTTCGTCTCCAGCATAGCCGATGTCTTCAACATCTTTGCCTGTACGTTCTGCAATGATTGGCTTAGCTTTTTCAAGCTTTGCTTCACGACGTTCTTGAGTTCCTTCAGTAAGTGTTTGCTGGTAAGTTGGTTCCTCTTGTTTTGGGAAAGGGCGAATTGCAGCACCTGTTGCTGCAGCATCTACACTAGATACAGGGGCAAGGCCTAGTGCACGACGTTCCTCATTATGGGCCCTAAGAGCTTTTGCAGTTTCTGAGCGTTTAGCTTGAGATGCAGCTGCGTTTTTTTGTACCTCTTCAAACTTAGCATGCATAGCAACAGCACGCTGTTCACGCTGCTCATCTGTAAGCGTTGGTTGATTTTCCAACTCATCAATATCAACATAAATTGATGACTTTGGACCGCCGTTTGCAGCTATGGCTTTAGGCATTCCCTTATAGTCAGGGCGAGGAGGTAGTGGTGTTCCGCCTAATTGCTCTTGTATTACATCTTCTATGGGTGCAGTAGTGTTATCTAATACTGGGAACTTACCTTGTTCAGAATAACGACGACTCAACTCATCAGGTGTAAGTTGATCGCTTGGCACAGAACCTGCAGCCGGTGATTTACTACGCAAGTACTCTTCACTTTTAGCTTGTTCAGCTGCGCGTGCAGCTTCAACTGAGGCATCACGATCCGCACGAACTTCTTCACCAGTAACTCCACTAAGTAGTGCGCCTGTTGCTAAGGTGGCGTGATAACGACGCTTTTCTTGTACGGCAGCAGAATCTTCTTTACTTAGTACACCGCCAATTTCAGTAGCTTCTTTAACAGCACGAAACTTTTTACGGTCAACTTTAACAGGGGCAGTGTCTTCAGAAACATCTACTCCTAAATTAGCAGCAACTGTCTTATCTTCTGCCGCGATCTTCTTCTTTGGCTTTGGTGCCGCCTTCTTCTTTGCCATTTTTATGCTCGTTTTCTTTTAACTTTAGGTTCAACAATTTTAGGTGGCGTAACTCCCGCATCACCTGCATCATCGGCACCTGTGTTGTCTCCGATATTAGAAGCAATAGGTGCAACCTTAAGGTTTGGGTTTGGGTTTAAGAAGTCGTGGTCGCCAAGATGGTTACCGACGTTTTGTATACGATCTGGACCAGAAACTAAAGGTGAAGTTCCTGTACTAGGATCGTTATAGTTATCATAAAGATCTTTAGAAATATCACGCATTCCTTGAATACCGGTTTGAACAAGGTTCTTTTGATTTGCACGTGCTTGTCTGCCTTTTTCTCTTTCGAGTTTAACTCTATTACCTGACTGCTGATCTTCATTAGCTTTCTTATAGAAAGCTTCATCAGACATGCGGCCAATTTCATTACCAGCTTTAAGACGTTCCATCTCAGTGTCTTGAGCATGAACTTGAGCTTTAAGCCCTGATTCTTTCTTTGCTTTGTGACCAAGAGTTCTACGGTCTTGAAATCCGCCTTCTTTAAGTGTTAAGCGGTCTTGACCACCAGTTGCTTCAATCTGCCCCAATTTGTTAGCATTCTTATTAGCTTCAAGTATGTTGTTAAAGTGACTATTAATTGCAGCGCCAGTTCCTTCTGCCATTATGTTATTCATCATTCTAGTTCTATCGCGTTCCGTGCCTAGCTCGTGTTGCCTAGTTAGGAGCTCGTTCTCACGACTATACCGATAATCCATAATTTTCTTGCGATGCCAGGTATTAAGCAGGCCGCCAAGAACATTTGTACCACCGCCGTTACTTGCCTGAACAATGTTCTGATTTAAATTTCTCATACGGATCCCATCTCTTTATCGTATATGTCCAGAATTCTAGCAACTCCACCCTGGTTTGTAAGCGCTTGGGCGTTCTTATTATAGTGATGTTGGCAGAAAGATAGGTACCCATACGGCAGCTCTACCCCGCACATTGCCCTAGCAGAGCACTGGTCACACTGAACTCGTCCTTCTTCCACCTGCTTTGAAGCCTCTATTACCTGAGTCATGGAGTTATTGTCTCACTAAAGCAAAAAGCCGGGAGCGTGAACTCCCGGCTCTTTTATTTGCTTTAAGCTTATGCAAACGGTGTAATTGTGATTGTTGCTGTTGTTGCCACTGAACCTGTACCAGCTGCAACTGACTGTGTCTTGATTGTTCCAGCAACACCTGTGAGACCAGCAACAGAAAGACCTGTTGTTGAAAGTGCTCCAGAAGTTGTTGTTGTAAATGACACTGTGTTTGTAGCGACTGCTGTAACTGTCCAAGTACCGTTGAGAGCTGTATCTGGTGATACAAGGCTTGCAACTGTAATCTTTGTTCCAACTGGGTACTTTGCACCAGCACCTGTTGAGGTGATTGTTGCTGTTGTACCTGTGCGTGAAACTGCTGTGATTGTTGAAGCTGCGTTTGTAGCTGCTGTTGCTGTTGTAATGCTAGCTGCTTCGTAACCTGCATCCTTAAGTGTGTCAAGGGCTACTGCTGTAGTGTTACCAACTACTGAAGGTACGTTGATGTAAGCAATTCCTGCGCCATCAGCTGCTGAAAGAGCAGTTGTTGACTGAACCTTACCGTACTGTCCTGTAATCAAACCAGCGTTAGCTGCGTTAGTTACTGTGAAGCCAAGCTTGTTAGCTGTAGCGACTGTAGCTGAAGATAGGTTGTAAGCTGAAGCTGTAAGGCCTGTAATATTTACAACGTCTCCTGCTGCAAGCTGGTTTTGTGATGTGTATGAAACTGTTGTGCCGTCACCTGAAACTGCTGTAACAATATAGTTACCTGCTGCAGCTACGAATGCTGGATATCCAGCCCAGTCTGCTTCTGCAATTGCGTGGCTGTCAAGAGCTGCGTTAAGACGTGCACTTGGGTAAACTGAATGTCCAGTCCATGCGTAATTACCTGAAGCGTTGTTTGCTACAACCTCAACAGCTGTTCCGTCTGTGCGGTCATCATTTGGTTGCATAGGGAAGTTTCCCCATACGAAGTCTACGAATACGTTGCCGGATGAATCCAACAAGTTTCCATTGTTATTTGTTGCCATTTATATTCCTTCACTTGAT